AAATTTTGCACCCCATACAGGATCCTGTGCTTCTACTGAATTACCACTAGTAGAATTAATATCAATTGCTGCGCCGTCATAATGGGCGCTATTTCTTCCATGAGCTTTTGCGTCAACACCGCCAAATGCTGGATGTTCTGAAACTCTTACACCCATTCCTTGTAATGCTTTACCAAGGGCAACAATATCACCAGAAGGCAATGAAGCACTTACTTGTTCGCCATGTTTATGATCCTCATGAGCAGCGCCACTTACTGGACCATGACCGCCTTCTTTGCCTATACGTTCTGTTCGAGGATCATTAGCAGAAGGAATTGCTTCAGGCGTTGATACTGGGGTTGCTGAAGGAGTTGTAGGCGCAGCAGCTGGAGTAGTTGGAGTTGTAGGAACTTGAGTTGCTGCTGCAGTCATGGCAGCTTGTCCGCCATGTTTAGAAAAATCTTTTAACCATTTTGCTTGATATGATTCTGCAGTAACACCAGGATTAGCTGCCTGCTGTTTAGCTGACATACGACCTTGTAGATTACCAGTGAACCATTCTAAAGGAACTTTAGAAACATCTCCGCCTGCACGTTTTAGGATATCAGCAACATAAGCATCAGCAACTTTATCTTGAATTTCTGGAGGAGCATCTTTTGCTCTAGCATAATTTGTTCCTACACCAGATTTTCTTTGCCAGGTTTGCCAAGTCTCATCGATGAATTGGTATGCGCCACTAGCAGAACTTGTTTTTGCTTGCGCTTGATAATTGTTACTAGATTCTCTTTCTTTAATCGTATCAAGAATTGGTTTGTTTGGACCGCTGAAAGGTATTGCTTGACTCATACCACCACCAAGGCCACCTAATGCTGCCATACCACCACCAGCTACAGCAGCTCCAACTCCCATTAATGCTAGTTGCTTAGCAAAATCTGTGCTTAGATTGGAAATACTTCCCAACAACCCACTGCTGGTATTATTCATAATGTTACGGTTTAAAGATTCAATGTCACCGCTGAGAATACGAGTGTTTTTGGTAACATTGCTCATCTCGGTGCGCATAGAATTTTGTATTTCTAAAGACTCTCTGAATAGAGAATTTAGACTGTCAATTTTGTTACCAGTTTGCTGAGACTCAGAAACCATTTCCTCAAGCACATTATGAAGATCTGCGATATCTTCTCTCTGTGCTTTGAAGGTTGTAGAAATATCTTTGACTATTCTGCTGAGATTAGCGTTGCTGGCATTGGCTGCTTGACGGAATTCGCCTGCAGTTTCAACTCCAGCATTTCTAATGCTTCTAGATATTACCGCTAATTCTTCTGCTTCTATGGCCATTTGTTATCCGCTGCTTTTCTTTTTAGCTTCTTCTACTTCTTTTAAGTAGTTGACGAGCATTTGAACGTATATATCTCTTTCAAAGGGTATCATAGATTCTATTTCACTAATTGAATATTTATGGTGCTGAGCCAAAGAGAATATAGTAGCAAAATAATTAGATAATGTACTATGACTCAGCGCCACGTAAAAAAATCGTTTAACGAAGACAATACAATTTCACGATCGTTCCCAAGTTCATTTTGATAGATTATCTTGTATTCCATTCTAGGAACATTCAACAGGAAGTTCTGGACCTGTTCAAAGGTCTTGATATTCAGGTTTTCCAGGAACTCATTCAGTTCTTCCCTCTTATAATCTTTGCATTCATAAATCTGATCTTCAAAATAAATGGAATCAATACATCTAATGATAAGTTCAAACATATAATCTTTTTCTAGATTCAAGAAATCAGTATCATCATATAGCGACGCCGAAGGGTATTTCATTATAATACCTGACTGTGGCGTTATTTTTATCTTGTTATCCAACTTCTTTGGATAATTGACCTTAACTTCGTCTAGATTGATGTCAAAGTCGTAAACCTTCTTATCCTCTGAATCTCTATAAGAAACTTTAACCACGTTGTCTACAGAAACCGAGCGAAGTTTTAAAAAGATAAACTCAATGTCAAATAAAGCTAGTTTACCGACATCTAATTTTGGGTCAACAGAACAGTTATTAACTACCTGTTTAATAGCAGAAAGGATATCAGCTTGATTATCGCTTTCCTTTGCCATTAATAATAACTTTTCTTCTTTGACCAAAAAGGGTCTAAACTGATAGTCCTTTTTCAAAGAAGGAACATTCACCTTATATACAGGGTAGTCAATTTTCGGTAATGACATTAATATACTCCATCATTAATTTGTTATAGTGTCTCTCGCAGTTCCTGTTCTTAGATTGGTTCTTTGTTGAGAGTTGGTTGCTTGCACGGTAGAATTTTCTATAGTGTATTCAGTGTAAGCAATTGAAACGTTGATTTTCATAAGATTCGAATCACCCCAAGAAAGAGGAAACTCTCTAATAGCTGTCGGAAAGGCGTCAAATAGATTAATCTTTTGGACTATATTGCCATAATGATCATATATGAAAATACACATGGTTGTTGCATAATTTTCTTTGTATTCTGCAGTATAGTTCGGGGCGGAATTGTTTGTTGATGAACCATTAAATTGAAAAATTGCTCTGGTCCACTGATACCAATATTGCCAGAACTCGCAATAATGATCGCCTAACATTGATAGACTTACTTCTTGGAATTGGGCGTTTATTGGCATTTTCTGGGTTGGGCCAATACCGAAACGATTTATGTCAGCCGTCATAATAGAAATGCCAGGAGCTCTTACCTGATCAATTCTAAATTCCATATTCTTAGCAATTTTATATATGGCTGTAGGGGTGCCTTGGTTACTAAGAACAGCGTTTGACAAAACCCTTGGGGTCTGTATCAAAACGGAAAATGAGTTATTGTCTAGATAACCAAAATCCCTTAGATTTGTTTGATAGGCATTAATGTTAAATGGCATTTTTCGTCCTAGTAAGGTGGTGAACCAGCGTATCTTTTATTACTATTAACTTTCCATCTTTGAAGCGGTAACACAGCAGCCTTTTCCCAATCTGAAGGATCAACTTCATGGAAAGAACTTCTAACGTGCGAAAAAAGGTATCTTTTCACGCAGCCCTCAACGCCCTTTAATTGGTTTGAATAACCTCTTAGATATTCATAAGAGATACTCAACCTTTTATTCTTGTTGTATTTATTTTCATCTGTCAAATCGATAAGAGAATTCAAAATCTTAATTCTGCCCAATGGAGGCAGATAATGTAGGTTTATGCCTAGGAACCCATTCAGATACATTTCAACGGGCATAGTCAAAGGGAACATATCATAGAAAGGTAAAGTGTCTTTGTATTTTGGGTCATACATATAAAGAAACATACCTCCGATAAAAGGCATAGAGGACTTTTTGAAGATTTTATTGGGATCGCCTTTTGTTTTATTGGCCTTCAAATCTTCAACAGAAGCCGAAAACCAATCTTGAGCCGTTGTTGATTTATCAGCTATCGCCCTAGAGCTGGCTTTGATAAGACTATTAAAAGTGTTTGGCATTAAAACATAAGTCCTAGTTCTTTTTCTGTGATGATAACAAATTCATAACCACGATCTTTACAGAATTCTCTTGCAGCTTTCCACTTAGCAGAATTTACACCCCAAGTCATAACCTCGTTCAAATACTTTCTAGACTTTTTTTTGGCCTCGGTAATTGTCGGCGGTAAAGTCTGAGCATAAGGTTTGATTTCAACCACTATGGTTTTAGAGCCTTCTTTAGTTTTTCTCCTTACCACAAAATCAGGGTAATATCTATGAATCCGATTGTCCACCGGAGACCTGTAAGGAATTATAGTTTCCTCACTTTGCCACCATACGACATCTGGGTCTTTGTCTAATCTTGCCATATAGACAAATTCCCATCTACTTCTATAGACAATATTTGAAGTATCACCTTTGTATTTATTGGGGTTTAGTGGTTTAAAATAACCTTTAGTTGTCGCCATCTTGTTTCAGTTTAATAAATAAGGTAAAGTAATATTTATTACAAGATTAAGGGATACTATGGCTCTTACACAGAACTTTCCGCAACCGCCCGGAAGATTTAACAGACAATCAAAAACTTTCCCTGAGGACTTGATTCAGTCTAATAGAGGGTTTTATACTAACATCAGCTTGGTGAATTATGAATACAGTTTGGTGTCAAGCGGTTTAGGAGCTATATCATATGGTGGTGGGTTCAAGCTGCCAATTCCAAGACGATTGAACGACAACGAG